ACCCTTGATAGCGGCGGCAACCAGGTAGCAAGACCAATGTATTCAGCCTTAAAACAGTATCCTGTAGAAGGAGAAATCGTCTTATTATTTCCAGGCCCGTCTAGAGATTTAAATGAGGACAGGGGCAGAAGAGATCTCTTTTATACTATGCCCTATAATATATGGGGTTTTGCTAATCATAATGCATTCCCTGATCTAGGTGACTACGGAGCTTACATAGGGGCTATAAATAGGACGTATCAAGATAGTGTAAATACAAATCAGCCTGTAAACACATCTGCTACTGGTTCTTTAAATATGCCCCTTGGGCCTAACTTTGTAGAAAAAGCAAATATAAAGGCATTAAAACAATTTACAGGAGATGTTACTATAGAAGGTAGATGGGGTAATTCGATAAGATTCAGTTCTACTAACCCCGTACCTGCCGATCAAAATCCTTGGTCTAAAAATAGCACGCCAGGTAATCCTATAACTATAATTAGAAACGGTCAAGGTGCTTCTGGAGATAATATTCCGTGGATTCCCACTGTTGAGAATATTAACAGAGATCCCTCTTCTATCTATTTAACTCAAGGACAGCAAATTATAGTTGATGATATAAATAATAATTTTAGTTTAGCAAGTCTAGATGTTGTTCTAGGAAGAACTTATACCGTATCTGTACCAATTCAACAGCAATTGACAAGTACTGATAATATTTCTGCTGCTGAACAAGATCAGATAATAACTAACCAAGGATAAAATGTATCAACCGCAATTTCCATATTTAGGTAATCAAGTTATTATATCCTCTGGAAGAGTTGTACATCATTCTTACGATGATTTTATATTTCTATTCGGTAAGAAGGGAGTTGCTATTTCTTCACCTGCTACCTTTACCGTAGATGCAAATGAAAAGACTACTTTGGCATCACCGAAGATAGAGTTAGGTTTTAATGCAATCAGAATTGGAGAACCAGTTCTACTCGGTACTAGCACTGTTATCCAGCTAGGTTTTTTAATTGACGCTTTAGTTAATCTCGGTAACGCACTACAAGAAATGTCAGCTGAAGAATTAGAAACTGCTATTCCTAAAATTGTAAATACAAGCAAGGTCCTTCAAGGAATAGGAAGTAGAGTAAAGGCTCAATTAAATTCAACGTGTCTCTCTAAAAATACTTTTACTAGATAATGAATAATAAGTTAGCAAGAAGTATTGAGAGAATTGTTAGAATTTCTTCTAAAGGACTAGGAGAGGTACAGATTAATGTAGATAAAATACTATGGGGTAATCCCTCCCCCTCTAAAGATAAAAAGTCTTCTGCTAGCTATGGGAACAAGCCTACGAGAGAACCTAAAAACCATACTACAAGAACAGTGCCGCCGCCCACTGCACGAAACGAAGTAACGTTCGGCAGCGGAAATGTAGGTAAAACTATACCACCTCCGACGAATCTACCAGAATCCTGGCAGTTTCAATCTGTATTAGGTCCCGATGATACTCCTCCTGAAGATATCAAAAGTACGATTGTTGCTACTAGAAGTCAACCGGATAAGGCAATAAATTACAGAGAAGTACCTACAAGACCTGAAAGACCTAAGCCTGGACAAAGACTTTTAGAAACCGGATTATTTAGCGCTTTAGATGCTCTCAATTCAGTAGACTTATGTGATGTAGTGACCTACGCCTATAGTAATGCGAACATTAAAAGAAAACCACGACCTGATAGAAGTACATGGCGACCTGATCAAGTCGCTTTTTATACACTACAAGATCAAGCAAAGCTCGTAACTACGTTCATCGACAAATATACTGCATATCCTAATGTCTTTATTGGATCTTATCTAGGCGTCGGACCTAACGCAGTACCGCCTCAACAAGCTGTAAGTCAATCAAATGCTCCAATACAGGGAGGTACTTCAGTACAGAAGTATAACGTGTATTATTTGCTTAAAAGTATAGGCGAAGCTTTTAGTTCTAATACCAATACGACCGGGTCATTGTTTACTTCTCAAGATGCCGTCCTCTTACAGGAGATCCCAAAGTTAGGATCAAACTTAAATTTCGTAAACGACTTTTTAGGTGATGTAAATAAGTATGCCGACTTTAATCAGATAAGTACTCCTGAACTGCTAGCCCTGCAGAATAAAATAGGTAAACTCAGAGCAATTTGCGAGAATATTCAAAACCTTGATTTTAAAAGCGCAGCTAACTTAGTCGGTAATTTCGTTGGAGTAGATATAAGAAGTCAAATACAAAAACTTAGCGAATTCGTCGATATAACTAAAATTATACCTACTCTTAAAGAAATCAATAACGGAATTAGGTCGTTTATAAAAATGGCCAATCAAGTTCAAAAAGTTATACAGACCGGGCAGTTTATAATTAAGCTTGCAATTCTCTTTTATAAAGTATTTAAGTTTGTATTTTTATTCTTTAAGAGCCTTGCAATACCGTTAATTTTCGGCACTTCAGGTACACAGATAACGGTGCAAGAGGTCGCAAGTAAAGCCAAAGACGAAGGAGACGGTGTAGTAAGAGTTTTAAAGTCAATCAATGCGCTTCTCGGTGTAGCAACCGGGTTTGTTCGTTATCTGTTAGTAAATGCAAACGAACTATTAAGACGTTTAGATACTTTGCTCGTAGGTTTGCAAGCGTGCGATGCATTTAAAGATTCAGATATTCTGAACGAGCTAAATCAAACTAGAAATACTTTGAACGGACTAGTTGATGAGCTAGCTACTTATATTATTAACTTTGATTCTAAAACAGATCCCGACACAGCTCTCTTTGGTGCCTATCAAATAAGGATTATTGACGAAGAAATCACAGATCTTTCGGTAAAAAATAAAAGAAGGAGAGGTGTCGCCCTGGATCAAAACGGAGCTATAGTAACTCAATCTGATTTAACTTTTGCAACAAACCCTGAAGTCATTATCGGAGAAGTAAAACAAAAGTTAGTATCACTCGGCTTAGTCCGTCCTGATTTAGGGACTATAGACGGAGACGCATTAACTACCGTAAGTGAATCTCTAGATTACCTTGACAATAACGATATTCTTCAGAATGATTTAAATATATCTAGAACTGAAGTCGATCTCCCGGATAACGTAGATGAAACGAAAGGTCTAGGTTTAAATGCTTTTGTTAATAATCTAAAAGGCGGAAAAAGGCTTAGGAAAAGAACTAGAGAAGCACTTGCTAAAAGCAGAGCTGAATTACAAAGTCAGCTGAGAGGTCAAGGATCTACATCCTCTTTTACTGGAACGGCAAGTCAGAGAACATCTAATGTATCTAGGTAGTATAAAATTTATAACAAATATATTTATAACATATGGCAAAATTAGACGCACTTAGAAAGATTATCAGAGAAGAAGTAAGAGCTGTCTTTCAAGAGGAATTAGCGGGAATTCTCAAAGAAGCTGTAATGGCAAACCGTTCACAACAGCCTATAACTGAAGCAGTTAAGCCGAAACCAGCTGTTCCTGGAACACTAAATAAGCAAACTAAGAAGTTAGTAGCCCCTATTCTGGCTCCTGGAAATCCTCTTAATAACCTTCTAGCTGAAACTGCTATGACTATGACGGCTAAGGATTTCGAAGGATTACAAGGACAAGAAGCCCAGAATGAAGTACCAATAGTTGAATCAATGAACGATATGTTTGCTTCGGCTAGAAAGAGTTCAAACTTAGATGCAATCGAAATCAATGCAGTTCCTGACTTTTCACATTTGATGGCAAAGATGCAAGCTAACGGAGAAATATAATGGCCTATAACCTTAGAAATATTAACGTTCTTGATCTAAGGCCCTCAACCGGGATAGGAGTTGCATTGCCTTTTAATGCACCAGGAGTATTTAGAACTGTTTATACAACTAGAGAGCAGTTAAAATATAACATAATTAATTTTTTACTTACCGATCAAAGAGAGAGAATTTTTAGTCCTAACTTTGGAGCTAACATAAGAAGTAAAGTTTTCGAACAGATCACTACTGAGACGTTAGATGAATTAGATTCTTTGATAAGAACTGGAGTTCAACGTTATTTCCCAAACGTAGTCATCACTCAGTTAACTTTCGGCGGTAATCCTGATGAGAACTTTTTAAAGATACAGTTTTCGTACACTATAAATAACACTGGTGAATCAGATATCGTAACACTTAGTTTAAATGGCTAATAAGAATATAACATATCTAAATAAAGATTTTACTACGTTTAAGAACGCGTTGATTGAGTATGCTAAAACATACTATCCTAATTCTTATAACGACTTTTCAACCTCCTCTCCTGGTACTATGTTTATTGACATGGCATCCTATGTAGGAGATGTATTATCATTTTATTTAGATAATCAAACTCAAGAAACATTCCTAGAGTACGCAAAGCAGACTAATAACCTTTATGCTCTTGCATACATGTTAGGTTATAGACCAAAAGTAACTTCTGCCGCTATTGTTAATCTTGATATTTACCAACAAGTACCTGCTTCAGGATCAGGATATGCTCCCGATTTTAACTACGCAATGATAGTAGAAGAAGGTATGCAGGTAAGATCAAATATTAACACTAATAACTTTTTCTACTGCCCTAATAGAATAGATTTCAATTTATCATCTTCTATCGATCCTACAGAAGTTTCTGTTTATACAACTTCAGGAGGTAATCCTAATACCTATCTACTCAAGAAAAAGACTCAAGCAATATCTGGGCAAGTTAAAACAAC